AAGATGTTGAGACTCAAGAAGATTTAAACGCTGAAAAGGAAAAAACAATACAACTAAATAAGCAGTTAGATTCAATGAATGAAAGTCTTAACCCTGAAGTAATAAAAGCAGTAGATCGCTTTATTAAAGCAATGGCTAAAAGATACGGATATGGAGAGCAAGATGCTGTATTCGCTATCCAGGCAGCATTAAAGCAAAGAGAATTTGATAAACCTGCTGATATTCCTGGTTTTGAAGGTACCATGGATGCTTTAGATAGTCTTAGTATTAGAGAAGATGACGATGAAAATGAACCATCGGCTAAAGATGTAAAATCATCATCAAAAGATTCGGTGTCTAAAATAGCAACTAAATTAGCCGATAATACTAAAGAAATGAAAACAGTAGTTAATCAATATAAAAAAGCAGAAGGTGTTGAAAAAGAAACATTGCTTAAAAGATTAAAAGAATTAACTAAAATTAAAAAAGAACTTGAAGGACTTCTTTAAAAATATACAATCACTACTTATTGTAGTATTAGTAATTATAATTCTTCTCATGAGAAGCTGCTCAGGAAATAAAACTATTCCTGAGCCTAAAATAATCACAGAAACCGTAATTGAATGGGATACTGTAGTTGTAGAAAAAATTCAATATGTTCCCAAATGGAGAACTAAAGTCACTACTATACATGATACTGTTTTAGTTGATGTTGATACTGCCTTTATATTAAATGATTATTATTCTACATACGCGTATACTGATACGTTAGATTTAGATTCATTAGGTAATATAGTTATAAATGATACCATAAGTAAAAACTCAATATTATTTAGAGATGTTCAACCCAACATATTCATCCCAACAATTACAGTTACTAATACTTCTTACATCTACCAAAGGGAATTTTTCGGAGGTATTTCGGTAGGTAGTACCCCAACAGCAATTCAAAATATTAATGGAGAACTTTTATTTGTAGATAAAAAAAGACATGCATATGGTTTTGGTATTGGGTTAAATAATGAATTCTCTCCAATATACACAGGCCGTATATATTGGAAAATAGGTAAATAATGTCAGATTTAAAGGCTATAATAAGACAAGAGTATCTTAAATGCGCTCAAGACCCAGCTCATTTTATGAAAAAATACTGTAATATTCAACATCCACAACGTGGACGAGTATTATTTAATTTATATCCATTTCAAGAAAAAACATTACATTTATTTAGAGATAATCCATATTCAATTATATTAAAATCTAGACAGTTAGGTATATCTACTTTATCTGCAGGTTATTCATTATGGATGATGTTATTCCAAAAGGATAAAAATATTCTTTGTATTGCGACTAAGCAAGAAACAGCTCGTAATATGGTTACTAAGGTTAAGTTTATGTATGATAACTTACCTTCTTGGCTTAAAATACCAGCTGATGAAAATAACAAATTATCACTTCGATTAAATAATGGTTCACAAATTAAAGCAACATCTGCAAGTAGTGATGCTGGTAGATCCGAAGCCGTTTCATTACTATTAATTGATGAGGCTGCTTTTATTGATCAAATTGGTGAAATTTGGGCTTCGGCTCAACAAACACTAGCAACTGGTGGTGGTGCCATTGTATTATCTACACCTTATGGTACAGGTAATTGGTTCCATAAAACATGGGTAGCTGCTGAAAATAAGGATAACGATTTTATTCCAATTAAATTACCTTGGTATGTTCACCCTGAACGTGATCAAGAATGGAGAAATAGACAAGATGAATTATTAGGTGACCCTAGAATGGCAGCTCAGGAATGTGATTGTGATTTTAGCACTTCAGGTGATGTTGTATTTTATTCTGAATGGATTGAATTTCTAAAAGAAACAACAATTCAAGATCCTGTAGAACGTAGAGGCGTTGATCAAAATTTATGGGTCTGGGAACCAGCTGATTATTCTAGAGAATATATGGTTACAGCTGATGTAGCTAGAGGGGATGGTAAAGATTTCTCAACAGCTCATGTAATTGATATACAAACAAATACACAAGTTGCTGAATATAGGGGACAGATGTCACCTAAAGAATTTGGTTATTTTTTAGTAGGATTAGGTTCAGAATATAATAATGCTCTACTGGCAGTAGAAAATGCTTCTATTGGTTGGGCCGCTATTGATTCAATTATTGAACGTGGTTATACTAATTTATATCATTCACCTAAATCTGATCAATTAACAGCAAATGCTTACCTTAAAGTATTTGAAGGTAATAGTGATATGACTCCTGGATTTACAATGTCAATGCGCTCAAGGCCATTGGTAGTAAATAAATTTAGAGAGTATGTAGGTGATAGATCAGTAACTATTCGCTCAAAACGTTTATTAGAAGAAATGAAAGTATTCATTTGGAGAAATGGACGACCAGAAGCCCAATCAGGATATAATGATGATTTAGTAATGGCTTTTGGTATAGGAATGTACTTAAGAGATACATCACTAAAATTTCAACAACATTCTCACGATATGACTAGAGCTGCCCTTGGAGGTATGGCTAAGACTTCGTATGTTGGTGCTTATGGAACTAAAAATGGTAAAGACCCATACCAAATTGATAATCCTTATGGAGGAAAAGAAGACATTAAATGGCTTCTCTAATATTTATACGATATAATAAAAAATAAAATGGCAGATACTAGATTATTTACACGACTACAACGATTATTCTCAACTGATGTTATCATCAGAAATCAGGGAGGTAATCAACTTAAAGTAATGGATGTTGACTCCATTCAAAAGTCGGGAGATATAGCAACTAACTCAATTATGGATAGATACAATCGTCTCTATTCACCCGCATCAACCTCTTTATTTGGTTCCCAATTAAATGTAAACTACCAGTATTTACGTACTATGGTTTATTCCGACTATGATGTAATGGATAATGATGCTATTATTGCTTCTGCTTTAGATATTATTGCTGATGAAAGTACATTAAAAAATGATATGGGTGAAGTACTTCAAATTAGAAGTAGTGATGATAATGTCCAACAAATATTATATAATCTATTTTATGATGTATTAAATGTTGAATTTAATCTATGGTCATGGATTAGACAGATGTGTAAATATGGTGATTTTTTCTTAAAAATGGAAATAGCTGAAAAATTTGGGGTATATAATGTAATCCCTTATACAGCATACCATATTGAAAGACAAGAGGCATATGACCCAGAACACCCAAATTCAATAAGATTTAGATATTCACCTGAAGGTGTTTATGGTGGTGGATCTGGATATTATGGTGTACCTAACACATACAATAAAGACCAAGATGATGGTCAAAGTATTTATTTTGATAATTACGAAATGGCTCATTTTAGATTATTAACAGATGTTAATTATCTTCCTTATGGTCGTTCATATATAGAACCAGCTCGTCGTATCTTTAAACAATACACACTAATGGAAGATGCTATGTTAATTCATAGAATTTCTCGTAGCCCAGATAGACGTATATTCTATATTAATGTTGGTTCTATTCCACCTAATGAAGTAGAAAACTTCATGCAACAAACGATTTCAACAATGAAACGTACTCCATTAATGGATGAAAAAACAGGTGAATATAACTTAAAATATAATATGCAGAACCTAATGGAAGATTTTTATGTTCCAATTAGAGGTAATGATTCAGCAACTAAAATCGAAACAACACCAGGTTTAACTTATGATGGTATTCAAGATGTTGAGTATTTAAGAGATAAATTATTTGCCGCCCTTAAAGTGCCTAAAGCATTTATGGGTTATGAAAAAGATTTAACTGGTAAAGCAACATTAGCAGCTGAAGATATCCGTTTTGCTCGTACTATTGATCGTATACAACGCATTATATTATCGGAATTATATAAGATCGCGTTAGTTCATTTATATACGCAAGGATACACGGAAGAATCGCTTACTAACTTTGAGTTATCATTAACTACACCATCAATTATATACGATCAAGAAAAGATTGCATTGATGAAAGAAAAAATGGACTTAGCCTCAGCAATGGCTGAAAGTAAGTTAATTCCTACAGATTGGATTTATGAAAACATATTCCATTTCAGTGCTGATCAATATGATGAATATAGAGATCTAATTGTACAAGATCAAAAACGTAAATTCCGTGTTACTCAAATTGAAGCTGAAGGTAATGATCCATTAGAAACAGGTAAGTCATATGGTACACCACATGATTTAGCTTCATTATATGGAACAGGTAGAATGGATTCTGATCCAGCTAATGTACCTGATGGATATGATGAAAAAACACCATTAGGTCGTCCTGAAGAAAAAGTATCAAAACGTAATACCCAAGATGATAATTTTGGTAAAGATCGTTTAGGAGCTAAAGGAATGAAAAATGATGATAATGAATCTGATTCGATAAGACCTCAATATAAAGGAGGATCACCATTAGCTTTAGAAGCTAAATTAAAGAATCGTCATTTATTTGAATCTTTAGATAAAAAATTAAGCTTAAAAGATAAAGGAGAATCACTTTTAGATGAAAATAATATTAAGGAACAATAATCTCTATATATTTATAACAAAACTTATATCAGAATGAACATTAAACATTCTAAATACAAGAATACTGGTATTCTATTTGAATTACTAGTAAGACAAATAACAGCAGATACGCTGTCAGGCAATAATTCAAAAGCATCTAGTATTTTGAAGAAATACTTTGTACGAACTGAATTAGGGAAAGAATTCAAGTTATATGAAACACTAACTAAACATCAGAACATATCAGAAGGTAAAGCTGATATAATTTTGACTACAATAATTGAAACTTCTAAAACATTAAATAGAGGAGCATTAAAACGTCAAAAATATAATTTGATAAAAGAGATTAGCAATCATTATAATTTAGAGCAATTCTTTAAAACAAAGCTTCCAACATATAGAGCACATGCTGCTCTTTATACTTTGTTAGAAATTTACACTAGCGATCAATTATCAAACCCTCAACAAATTATAGAGAATAAAGTAGCCATATTAGAATATATGACTTCATCTATAGTAAAATCAGAAAAAGTAGAGGCTGATTTAATTCAAGAATTTAAATCATATGATAAAGATCTTCGTATATTAACTTATCGTGTATTATTAGAAAAATTTAATGACAAATATGGTTCATTAAATGACAACCAAAAAGAAATACTTAAAGAATTTATCAATTCAGTAGATAATACACCTAAATTAAAAGAATTTTATAATACTAAAGTTACACAATTAAAAGAAGAATTAAATGAATTATCATCTAATATTGATAATAAAATAATTCAAATTAAAGTTAATGAAGTAGCTAACATATTATCCCCATTGTCTAAAACATCAAAAGTGGGAGACGATAATTTGATTAATCTTCTTCAATATTGTTCATTATTAGAAGAATTACAAAAATCAAATGGATAAAGACGAAAAAATATTAAAACCAAAAGATGTAAAACCTTCATTAATTAAAAGGTTAGAAGACTCTTATGGTCCAGTAAAAGATACTGACTTTTTTTCGGCTGATTTAGATACTTACTATAAAACAGGAAAAATAGATAAAGAAACTAATTCTATATCTCATGATATTATTAAATTAGCTTCATTTGGTGAGTCATTAGAAAAAATGTCTAATGCTGTTAAAGCATTAAAAATATTAATGTCTGCTGAGGAGGCAAGTAGTGATCAAAATATCCAAAGTATAGCTCGTGAGTTAAAAGATGTATTTAATAAATACAGATCTCATTTAAGAAAAAATTATCCTGATCAATACGCTGAAATTAAAAATCAATTAGAAGAAGTTAATTCGATTTCATCCAATTCATCATTTAATTCAGGTACCGAAGGTGAAAATTATGCTACACCATTTGCATTTAATAAAAATAAAAAAGCAGATGGAACTGATAGAGATATTTTAGTTAAAAAATATGGGTATAAATTAGCCCCAGTAGAAGAAGGTCCAGGAGCAGATTTAGGTCCAGGTCCTAAAGCAACTGAAGATGGAGTTAAAGATAATATGTATGTTAAGAAATTTAAATACAAATTAGTTCCTAAACCCCATACTTCTAAAACAATAGCAGTTGTTGATTTATCTAAAGGTAAAACATCACCTTTAAATGAAGCAGATATTAATGTTGAAGAATACATCAATAATTTAGGAATTGATAGCTCAGCATTAAAAAAACATATTACATCCAGAGTGTTAGGATTTGATAAAGTAGAGAATAAGTTGAATGAATTAATTCCATTGTTAGCTAAAGCTAAAAATAAAACAATGGATTATTATAAAGAAAACCCCGATTTTAAAGTGGTCTATGGTACTGACTTAGCTGTAGATTATTTAGATGATTTAATTGAAATGTTTAAAGATTAAGAAAATGACATTATTACAAAAAGAATACGACCTAATTAAAGAAGGAAAAGGAAGCAAAGCTCATTTCATGAAATTAGCTAAAATTGATTTCCCCTCACATATTGGTACTACAAATACCTTTGAACAAGCTGTTACTATATTAACAGGTAAAAGTTTATTGTCTGAAGGAATAGGAGGATATGTTGATTTACAACCTAGCACTACACAAAGTTGGTTTAAAATCTTTGAAGCTGAAGTAAAGGCTGAAATGAAAGAAACGGATAAAGAAGTAGTTGATATGGAAATTAAAGACTATGACTATAAAGATACTAAAAACATAGATAATCTATACGGTCAAGCATTCCTATCAGGGTATTATGTTGAAATGGAAGATCCTAAAAATGCTAAAAAAACAGTAGAAGAATTAAAAGCAATGGTAGCTAAAAATTTAGCTAAAGATATGACATTCTATACTACTAACTCTGCATTTGGTCTTAAAATTGATGGTTATCAAGATGATGTACCCGGTGCTGGAGAAGTTGTTGAACCAAAAGGTAAGTATAAAGAATCAGGATATGGTGATTTAAAAGAAGCAAAATATTCCTTAATGGAAATGTTTGATCTTGATGAAAGTGATATTCAAGATTTAGACGAAGGACCTATGGATCAACAAATTGCAGCTGCTGAAAAAAAAGTAGAAGATTTAGGTAAGCAAGTAGCTAAAGCAGAATTAGATTTAGCTAATATTAAGAAAAAAGAAGCTGAAGCATCTGCAAAAATATAATTAATATGAAGCAAGTACTAATAGAAGTTCAATCATTTAACGCTAGACCTATAAGTCTAACCGAATCGGTGGCCCCATCAGGTAATCCATTGGTTGAGGGTATATTAGCAACTGCTGAAGTTAAAAATGGTAATGGTCGTTATTACTCCAAAGATTTATGGGAGCGTGAAATCAACAAATATAAAGTATTAGTAGACGAAAATAGAGCAACAGGAGAAC